GAGTAGTCTTAGCAGCCTTAACCTTGACTGTGGCAGGCTTTGCAGCCTTGGCAGCACGAGCTGGCTTTGTAGCAGTCATGCCTTGACCATTCAGCCACTCTACTGCTTCATCTTTGCCCATTGCAAACGGCAGTTGAAGCATGTTGATGTCTGTGCAACCAAACCGCTCAAGTGCTTTGGCACGATTGGCGTCGTTGGCAAACTTATAAACGACTGCGCCGTTCTCAACGCAAGTGCCTGCAAAAGTAAAAGTCTTGCTCATTTAAGCCTCCTTGTTAATTGACAACATCAATAGTATAGCAAAATGGGCTATTATGGTCTACCATTTTGCAGTGTTGTTATTTTGCAATACAACGGTATTCTTGCTGATATTGCAACTGTGTGTCTATTACACGATTGATCACGTCCATCTGTTGTTGCGAATATGTTAAGTTTGGTACAATTAAGGGTGTTGCATAAATGCTACGAATAGCATTTTCGCAACTTTTTTGTGTGTTGTAAGTACCCATATAAGCGGGCGGGTTAATTGCTAGAGCTAGTAAAATAAATTTCATAACTCGACTATAACAAATTGCCCAATTATGGTCTAGCGTTTTTTGTGTTGCTTTTTAGCAACAGTTTTGGGTGTTGCTAAAGATGCAACTTTTGTTGCATTTTTCAAAATATGAAACATGTCTGTTGCTTTTTTAAAACTAAAATTTGGATGACGGTACATATAATCTATTTTGCGTTCTAAAACTTGCAATACTTCTAACAAGTCCATTTTTGTTGCAAAATCGCTATGCATTAGTATGTTGTTAACGTCATGCTTGTCTAGCATGTATTCTACCCATTTGTCTGTTGCTTTGATTTTGTAGTAGGGTATGATTGCTTTATTGCTATTACCGGTTGCATATTTTGCAATATATGTTTTAGCTTGCATATATCCCCCTTTAATGAAGACTGTATATTATATGCAAAACACGAATTATGCACAACGGTTGTTAAAGTTGTAACGTGTCCAAGTACTGTTGCAGATTGTCCGCGTGTAACTTTAGCATTACAGTTTCTTGTTCGCCTAACAGTAACACAAGATCAAGTTTCTTTATATAATACGGACAAGTCATCAAGCGACTGAGTTGTATGAGAGTTCTATTTCGTAGAGGTTCGGTCAGCACACATTCATACACAGGGATCCGAGTAAATTTTTGAATAAACTGTATTCCGGATTTGCTTAATCTGAGCGTGTTTGGATCGGTATGATTCCACCACCAGACTTTTATATACTGCGAATATTCTGCAACATCTCGGCCTGCGGCCCTAAGGATGCTAGCGGTGTAATCGTGTTGATTATGGGTAGATTTGGTCACCTTGTTTCATTAGGACTACGGTGAATTTGTCAGTTTTGAACAGAGTGTTGAGTTTTTTGGCTAGATTGATAGCATGCCCGCTATTACTAAAACTTACCTTTTTGTATTTGGGACCAGGATAAGCTACCAACATGTTAGAGCTCTTGAGATTGATTGGTTTGTTGTCGTAGAAAACTGCCCAAATTCCTTCGCTGCTGAGAACTTGATCGCTTTTGTAGTTAGATTTATTTACATGTTCTAACAATACTGTGGGTTTAGGTCTAGACATACTTGAATTCCTTGACTATATATTTATGCAGAAATATGGGTAGTTTAAGTTAAAAACCGCCACCGTCAAGGCTTATGTTTGTGGGCTGCTCGGGTTCTCTTGTGTTTTGCATTTCTGCTAGATTGGCCAACAGATTATATATGTCTGCATGCAGGTTTCTTGCTTCTTCAGCACTTAGACTCAATTGTTTGCTGCCAGTCTGGTTCATAACCTTTACACGGTCATTAAAATTTTTAACTGCCAAACTTAATTTTTGCATAGTGTTCTTTCATGGCCTCTTTGGTTTCGAATGGCCCTTGGAATTGATATCTACTCAAAGTGATGTTCTTGGGACAATAGTGTTCAGACCAAGTACCATTGAGTTTGATTAGGTAGTATCCGGCACAGAACAAACTTTTACTTTTTGCAGTCTTGCTATAAATGGGTAGGCGTCTTTGGACATCCCATACTTCATTGTAAAACTTGCCCGACACCGGATAACCATAAACTGTTCGACCGTGTTCTTTTTTGGCCTTGTCGGCAGATCCAAACTTGATATTGTATTTCTGTTTGAGATTTTTTACACTGGCAAAAAATTCTCGTTGTTCGTCATGTACATAAACAAATCCGCCATCCTCCCTGGCCTGGATGGTGGCGATCTTTTGCCCGTGATCTTCCACAACCCAAAATTTATTTTTTATAACTGGTTTGGCTACTCGTTCGGTCATGTTTTTGCCAGTGTGTGATGTGTAACAATTTTTCCAAGTTCTTGTCCAAGATCTTGTGTATCGCCAATTACATACATATCATCATCATTGCCATATCCCTGTGACACTTTGACCACATATCCGCCGTGAGCAGTATGTATATCGAACGATATTTTTTTATTAGGCAATTTTTTGCTGTCTATCGCAAATCCGCTTAGATCAATTTGCGATATTTGCGCAGCCGTGATAGGTGCAACTTGTCCTGCCATTGTGTAATTACTCATAGTTTCATTTGCTCCAACATAATAGCCTGTGCCACTTGTCGGGCAAAATCTTCGTCGTCATGAATCATGTACAGTGTGCCTTCAGTGCGATCAGTTTTTTGATTGTATGTACGAGATTCAAGAATATGACCGCCCACTGCTGTATATAAACAAAAGTTCATACCGTTTTGTGATGGTGACGATCTATCTCGTTCTACTACCTCGGGTCGCGACATTTTAATTTCGTCTTCTTGATTAATCCAATTGCGTATGATTCGTCGTAACCAATTCATTCGTGTTTCTCCTCTTCTTGACATAATACTTTCATGATTTCAAACTTGTCGTGTAAATCTTTCAAGCCAGGGTGTCGGTCCATGAGTTCTTGTAATTTTCTTTCTTGGTGCATTTTTTTATGCGCCCATTCTATTGCTTGTCGAGAGTCCCAACCTAAATCAATTGTGGCTTGAGTATTCATACCATGCCATGCAATGCCATCATACACTTCTAACTGTTGTATGTTGGGGTTGTATCTTACCATGCCCGCACTTACTGCACCAGGACTAATTGGTATGGGATTTTGACTGGTATTAACAGTAATGTGAGGCGACCCTGGGTTTATATGTTTTATCATATGTAATCCGCAGTTAAAAATGTTACTGTAAATCCGATAATCAAATAAATCATTGCATGCAAGAATTGATCCAAACCAATCCACAACCAAAAGGCGTTTGAATCCACATTCAAACGCACTGTGGCTCTACGATGCATGTAGTCAAAAATATAGTGCATCACACTGTCGAATACTGCAATTATTATGCAGGCCTGGATGTTTAAAAAGTGCATGAGAATTACATAAGTTAAAGCACCATGTAATCCTGCGTGTTGAAGGCCACCCAATCTACCCAGGTGACCTTTGTCTTTGATCATTCGATCACTTTGCCAACAGAAGTCTGCTAGAAAGTGTTTAAAAAACAACAAGGCTAATATAAGCCAAGTTATCATCCTGGATACTCCGCACCTAAAAATTCACTAAAACTTGAACTTTGTTCGCTTAGTCTATTCAGCTCATACTTGCCACAAAACTTCAAGAACTGAGCACCTACCATTGGCCTACTCTTCTTTACTGCACCTGCCGCAATAGTTTCTGCAATCTTTGCTTTGACTTCTTGAGGCTGTGCAGTAAGATCCACTAACACTCGATTGCGTTCGTAGTCGTCTAGCACTCGATGTTCCACACCGTTGTGGTCGGTCCATCTCTGAAGCATAAGGTTATTCCAAGCATATCCTTTTTTATGTTTGTCAGCAAAAGCTTCGGTGAGACCAATTTTGTTCTTCGAGCCCTTGGTCCTGACACCCGGATATGCGGAAAAAATATTATCTGTTGGATCTCCGCGCATACACTTCTCAAACAGGATCCATTGCGGATCAGGTATGACTTTGGGTTCTTTGGTTTTCTTATCAATGACCAGTTTGCCTTTTTTGTCTAAAATACCTGCCAGCGTGTGTAGTTCATCGGCAACACCATTGTATTGCTCGACATTTGGCGCCAATAGCTGGTAGAAATCGGTGTCGGAAGATATAATAACGTGATGGTCATTGGGATGTGCGTGTATGAATCCTGCAATAAGATCATCTGCTTCAAGTTCTGGATGTTGAAGAACTGTGCAATTAGTCTTTTCTGACAAGAACGTTTTAAGGTTATCAAACGCTTCCCAAAATAGTCGGTCCTCTTCCTGCTCGGCTTCAGTGAGGGCTGCACGAGCGACCGCACGATTCTTTTTGTACGGTTCGTAATAATCTTTTCGCCAACTTCGTCCTTCCAAACAGAAT